AGCACAACGAAGTGTGATGTGTGTGTTGCTTGTGTTAAGCTGCCTATGGTGTGAACGTATCGCGTATTTGGATGAATTCAGTCATGGAGATGTCGCGTTGTCTCGTGAGGACATTGCAATTGAAAGTAACTGTGCCACCAGTAGTGTTGTAACATGCAAAGCAAAGATCATCACCAGCATAGCGAATGCCATTTCCACGTCCGTCAGTGAAATCGAACGTTTGGGTGGTAGTCGCATTTGAAGCAAGTGACAATGCTTTGCAGAAAAGAATATTTTTGTTATTTTGTGTGGTGCCGTTGATCCAGGGAAAACTGGAAATGACAATACCCGCATTGAGTGCGAGTTCACTTATTTGAATTTTTATCAACTCGTGTATTGTAACAACCTCACCAAGTATGATGGGTGCCAAACAGAGTCGGTTATATGTGTATTGGTTGGCGGTTAGTTTGCAAACAAAGTTGCACGGATGTAAAACCAGGGGGCGAATCATATTATAACTACTGTTGTGATTGCACAATACCTACGTACTCAGTTACACTTGCAGAATAAATGCGGTAGAAAAGTTTTGCAGAACAGGTGACTGTCTGGCCAGTTGCAGTGTTAGTGAGTTGGGCGTAGATATTGTCTGTAGCAAGCAATATGCCGTTTCCCATACCATCAGTAAAATCGAAAGATATAGCGTTTGGTAGGGCAACAGCACCATTGGTTGCATAAGACGTTTGTGTACCTACAACAGCAAAAGTGTCTGGGTCAGCCAGCGTAGTGGCGACCGTTCCATGGTTTTTGGTAGAGAGATGCACTCGTAGATCTGTGTAAGCGGCTGCAGATGCAAACGCTTGTGGAAATTCGCATAAAAATTTGAGTGCTTCAATTACCTGAGCTTTAGCTCCATTCGGTGAACTGAAATTGCGCATCACTGGTAGTGGTATGGCGACACTTGCCGAAGCATTNTTTCCAGCAGTGGTGCTGAATGTCATGTATTCGGGTTTGTAATCGCGACTGCCTCCAGTGAGAATGTTGCTTTCGGAATTGTTGCGCGCATTGCTGCGTCGCGGACGTCTCGTGGTCGTACGTTGTGTGTTCATTATATTATAGCGTGCACCTAGTACGGAAGTTGAACATGGTTGTTGCGTTCNTTGGATATTTCACCGATGTTTTGCAAACAACTCAGATCTACATGATGGTAATGTTCTTCCAGTACAGCCTGCTCATGCGGCGTAATGCCCCATGCCACCCAAATGTCAAATACTGTTGCGGCGATGATGTCAGTGCTATATTTTTTGTGCATCCCTCTGCTCTCATAGTGTCTTCCGCTTACTTGGAAGTGTCTCTGCTTACGATAGTCACAGTAGCGCCCGTAACGACTGAATGTGTTATAAAACTCTCTCAACACAGGTATATCTCCATACATAGATAAACCGCAGTCGCCAATGGCATAGAACCATTGTTCTCGGGTTGCTCTGTTGGTTAAATCGAGCGTAGTCATCGTATCCTTGCTGAGCACGGTTGGAATATTGCGCACCATCAAAACACCATCGCGTGTGCGAATTGGTCTGCTTTGGCAAAACTCCACTTTGGGTAACTCGTACACGGGTTCTTCAAACACCATGCGGAAACCACATGATGCGAAAAACTCGAGAGCACCCTTGCGGAATTGTGCAAGGTCGTCTTGTTCCATGAATAACATACAATCGTCCCCATTGTTGATGAGCTCAACTTTAACACCGCATTTCTTTGCCCATGTCCACATCATGGCGCACATAATAATGCAATTACCCAAGCTAGTGTTTAAGTCTCCACTACATCGACACCCGTTGACAGTATACTTCAGAGTACCATCGGGTGCAGAAGCATACCCTGTGGTACGACGTTGGTCGCGAAGTAGTCTTGCCAACATGGGACAGTTGTAGATCATGTTGTATAGTTCGTGCTCTATAGCAAGCATTGATGCAGAAACATGCATATCAAATTTGGTGGCGTCGGCGCCTATGCCGACAGGATTCTTGAATTTGTGCCACTTTGCAGCGACA